TGCAAGGAGGTGTTGGAGTCTCAGCAACAACATGGGTAGATTCCTCTAATTCGGGGCGTAATGCTACACAAACTATAGAAGAATATCAACCAACGGTATCTGGTGATCCAGCAGGCTTAGATTTTGACCAAACAGGAGAACCTCAATATTTAGATTTTAACACAATTACCGTTGGAGAATCAGAAGATTTTACGTTTGCTTTTGTAGTAAAACTAGATGCAAATACCAATCAGGTTTTGTTTTCTGATAGTAATAATGAATTTTTAGAAATTCAGAACAATAGAAGTTTTAGAATTAAAACTAATAACCCAAGTAATGTTACTACAAATTTGAAAACTACTTCATCTGTATTTACGACAGGAAGCACCAAAATTATATATTTATCAAGATCAACAAATGGAACTTTTATATGGAGGGTTGATGGGGAACAAATTGTTGTAGATTCTGGAACCTCTTCAAACGTAACAAACAAAGGGGGATTTGACATACAAAATCTTTGCATAAGAAATGACAACGACAGAGGTTTAGATGGTCTAGTACGTGAAGTAATATTTTATAATGGCATAGAATTTACTAGAATACAAAGCAGAAATTTACACCAATATTTAGCTGATAAATATAACTTAACAATTAATCATGAATAATAACATATGAAAAAAATTATTTTTATATTTATGTTTTTATCTATAAGTTTTTGTGTCAATGCGCAGGAACAAATTTCATTATATTTAAAAAATTATAATTTAGAAAAATCTATAAAAAAACAGTTGAAGTATGCTACATTTTATACGGCCGTAAACGGAGGTACTTCAAAATCTGATCTTAAAACGTTTTCTGTTACTTCTGGGTCATTACAAGAAAATATTATAGAAACACCATACGATTATTCACTAACAATAGGACTTAGAAAAATTGCTAGGTTTGGTTATGAAAACAAAGCAAATACGTTTTATGATGGTACGGAATCAAATTACACAGATGCTGCTACTGTTGGAAAGGTTCAAGGTTTTGAGTATCTTTTTGAAATAGATTATGCTAGACAACAGGGCGTAGAGTACATAGATCAACATCATTTTATAAGATATAGTTCTGATGATGATTGTGAAGGACCTTTATGTGTAAATCACTTTGCAGCCAAAGTAGAATATCTTAAAGATGGTTTTGCTGACGTAGAGTATTTTGAATTATCAGAAAGGTATAGACATAAACATAATAAGGATTTGGCTTTTAGCATAGGTTTCACACACAGACTTGCAGAACCATACGGATATAATCCTTTGCAAGAATGGATCTTGGATAATGGGAATCTACATTACACTTACTTAGCAATACAAGAAGGGTACACAATAGATGTTGTAAATAGTGAGTATAAAGATCCTTCTGGAAACCTAGTTGCTACAAGTCCAGAAGTTTGGAAAGAAGTTGTAATACCACAAGTATTATCAGATTACACAGAAAAGAAAAGAAACGAGCTAGAAAGAATTATACAACATTCTTTAGTTATTGGTTTTGATTACTACAAATATAATAAAAACACATGGCTACATGCGTGGGGTAATTATATGCCTTGGCATTATGATGATGGTAATGAGTTTTCTTATCACAATTATATAGAGGATGATCAGTGGTATGACTATACAGCAGGGATGATATATGGAATAAAAGTAAACAAAAGCTTAGGATATTTTGTAGAAGGTAAATACAATAAGTACTGGAATAGAGAATGGTACGACTTTAAATTAGGTGTTAATTATATAATATTTTAAAAATGAAAGAAATAATTTGTAAATTTGTAAAAATAATAACTTTTGGAAAAATTTGTTTGAACAACTGTTATTGTAAGAAAAAATAAAAATGGCTAAAGAGTTAAGCGAAGATACATCCTTTCAGATAAGTGTAAAAACACTTGGGGGTATTGCTGCTTTAATCGCAACATTAGTTGGTATGTGGTTTACGTTACAAGCTGATATTGCTGAAGCAAAAGAACTGCCTGCTCCGCCAGATCCAGAAGTTACACGTATGGAGTTTGACATGAAAGATCAAATGATACGTAATACAATAATAGATACACAAAAAGACGTAGAAGAAATAAAAAAGACTTTAGAAAAAATAGAAGATAAATTGTATAACAGATAATGGAAGAGACAAATGTTGATTGGAGATTATATGTTATGTATTTTACTATTATACTTTTTATATTGTTCTCTAACTCAGCCTTTGGACAAGTTAAAATAGCATACTTTAACGCTGAATGGAATAAGTCTAACGGTGTAGAATGGATAGATAAATTAAATGATGTTAAAACTATATCTTATATAGACATAGCAAATCAAAAAGAATTAGCTACAAAACATAAAATAGCTGTAATACCTACTATTATAATTTTTAAAGATAATGAAGAGGTAATAAGATTCCAGGCTGATTTAAGTTTTAAAATGGTTGCAACAAGAGAGGAAGTTCAAGAAGAAATAGATAATCAAATGATGAGTGATTTTTAATATGAAAAATATATTTTTAACAATACTACTATTACCTTTATTTGTTTTTGGTCAAAAAGATTTAGTTATACATTTAACTACTGACAGCTACCCGTCAGAAACAAGATGGGTGTTGTTCGCGGACAGTTTTCAAGGACCAATTATTGCCGAAGTGCAATATGGACATTACACTTCACAAAATACAACGTATACAGACACAGTATTATTAGCAGACAGTATAACTAATATATCTTGGGTTATATACGACTACTATGGTGATGGTATACCAGGAGGAAGCTATTATGTTTCTGTGTGTGAAGATACTATAGTCAGTTATCCTAACCCTACATTTACAACAGGTTTAATTCATAATAGAGTCGTGCCACAATGCTTGCCTCAACCACCGCCTTGCGTCCCTGCTAAAGTTATAATAAACTTAGATCAGTATCAAGGAGAAACCAGTTGGGATATAAAAGACAGCAACGGTGTAGTGTACGCACAATCAGTTACTTATGCAGGTAACCCAGATTATGCTACTATTATAGTACCTGTATGTATACCAAAAGGAGACCTTATATTTACTATATATGATAGTTATGGTGACGGATTAAATGGTTCTTTATGGCAAGGTCAAGATGGATCTTATTTTGTTAAACAATGTAATGATACTTTAGTATATGGTACAAATCCTGCTTTTGGTAATGATACATCACATGTATTTGCTTCTGATTCATGTCCACCTATATATGGGTGTACAGATGATGATTACGTAGAGTGGAATCCGTTTGCGGACGTAGACGATGGTAGCTGTCAAACATTGAAAATATATGGATGTACAGACTCTACAATGTTTAATTATGATCCAAATGCCAATACTATGGACATGATAGCAGATTGTGAGTTTACTTTAGTGCTACATGATTTAATGGGTAATGGGTGGGTAGGCTCACATTTAGTTTTAAATCATCCAGATAGTGTGTATCACTTCAACCATACAGGTGGGTTCAATGATGAATATCAAATCAATTTATCTGCACCAGCTCCAATGGAGTTTATATTTCATATATCTTCTCAAGCAGCATTAACAACTATAGAGTGTGGTTTTACATTTATAAATCCTGAAGGTGATACTTTAATAAGTATAAAGCCACCTTTTATACAACCACTATTTCCTTATGGGTTAATTACGAATTGTGGTAATACATGTGAAGAAAAAGTGTATGGGTGTTTAGATTCGTCAGCAATTAATTATGATGATGAAGCAAACACTAGTGACACTAGTTGCTATTACACACCAGGTTGTACTAACTCTAGTTATTTAGAATATTATACACAAGGTTTTGTAGCAGATTATGATGATGGTAGTTGTATTACTAAGGCTGTGTGGGGCTGTATGGATACAACAGCATTTAACTATGATTCTACCGCAAATATAGACAACGGAGGTTGTATCCCTGTGATATACGGATGCATGCAGCCACTTGCTTATAACTATAACCCTAATGCAAATACTGCAGATACTTGTATAGCATTTTTGTATGGATGCACTGATCCGACCATGTTTAACTATAATCCGTTAGCTAACGCTGATGATGGTAGTTGTCTGCCTTACGTGTTTGGCTGCACAGACTCAACAATGTTTAACTTTAATCCATTAGCAAATGCTGACAATAATTCTTGCATACCTTATATTTATGGTTGTACTGACCCTAGCATGCTTAATTACAACCCACAAGCAAACACTGAAGATTTTAGTTGTATCGCTTATATATATGGTTGTACCGATAGTTCTGCTTTTAACTATGACTCACTGGCTAATACTGATAACGGTTCGTGTATATCTATTGTTGAAGGATGTATGGACCTCAATGCGTACAACTACAATGAACTAGCCAACATAAACGACACATTATCTTGCTTATATGATGCGGGTTGTATAACTGGACCAGGAGTACCATATTGGTTAAATGATCCGTGTTATGAATGGGTAATATCTGTTGATGAATATTGTTGCGAAAATCAATGGGATAATATATGTCAATTAACTTATAACTATTGTGACGGCTCTTATTATGGTACTATTCCAAAACGTACAAACAAAAAATTACTCGCAATAACAGATCTATTAGGTAGACCTGTAAACAATATTAAAAATAAATTAGTTATCTTTATATACGATGACGGAACAACAGAAAAAAAATTAATAAAAAAATGGCAATACTTACAACAATAGATGGTATACCTTTGTATAGCACAAGCGCAGAAGCTTTGGCGTATGCAGCAGCAAATGGCTTGACAGGTTTTCACACACATAATTATCAAGGACAAATAGGATATATGGGTGGAGGTTCACATGGACAGGCGGCTACACCATCTTCAGGTTTTAATCCAAATAATCAAACTAACACACCCCCTGCAACAAGCTCTGCTGGTTTTACTGGTGGAGGAGGTGGTGGCGGAGGTTACTAAATAATTAAATATGTTAAGCAAAATATTTTCAGCAGGAGCTGGAGAACTAATAAAAAATGTAGGTGGAGTTATAGATAATCTACATACATCAGCAGAAGAAAAAGCAGAAGCTGAAAGAAAAATAAAAGATATGATAATGGGTTACGAAGCAGAAATGCAAAAACAGGTAACAGAACGATGGAAAGTTGATATGGCTTCTGATTCTTGGTTATCAAAGAATATTAGACCACTAGTATTAATATTTTTATGCGTATCTACCGTACTTTTGATATTTATTGATGCTGGTGTTATATCTTTTGAAGTAAAAGCATCTTGGGTAGATTTGCTACAATTAGTTTTGATAACTGTAATTGGTGCGTATTTTGGTGGTAGATCATTAGAAAAAGTTAAAAAATGACAGACGACTTAGATGAAGAAGTAAAAGAAATTATACATGAGTCTATGACAAACTCATATATGATTATTACAAATAAGCTAACTTTTGAAGACTTGTTAGATTATAACGGATGTGCTTTACCATTTAACCCTAAAAAAAAGATAGATAACAAAGTAATTGATAAAATAATTGATTATTTTTGTGAGTTGGAAGAATATGAGAAGTGCAGCGAGCTTAAAAAACTTAAAGATTCTAAAAAATATAAGAAAAATTTCATAAATTTGTAAAAAATAAAAAACTATGCCGCAAAATTATACATTAAACGCAAGTATGAGCATGACTGCTAGCTCTGCAACGGGTTATTCACAGTCACAATCTGGAGCATATACATTAAATATAACAGGAGTAGATCAAGTAGCAACAGGAAGAATTGATGTTGCACACGATGGTGATTCAACTATAATGGCTGCACCTGGACATGGAAGATTTATTTATGTAAAAAATATAGACGATACTAATTTTGTTGTAATATATGACGGAGCTTCTTCAGCTAACGATATTATAGGTATACTAAAGCCAGGCGAGTTTTTAATGACAGTAATTAGAGGAACAGGCACAACAACTGCAAGAGCAAATACTGCAACAGTTACAGTTGAATACGCTGCAGTAGAAATAGATTCAAACGCATAAAAAATAAAATATGGCAACACAATCATTGACAATATCAATAACAGGTTCTGTAACTTTAGTAGATGCAACAGGAACAACAGTATTTTCATACTCTCCTAATTTTACTACAGATGCAACTACAGTTGACTCTGCATTAATATCTACAGGAGAAATACTTACTAACGGTACATCAGATACAACTATAAATTTAGCAAGCCACAATAAAGATCGTATATACACATTTATAAAAAATGTTGATACGGATTATCCAATTGCTGTAAAACCAGATGGTGATGTAATTGCTGACTTGAAACCTGGAGAATGTTTTGTATCACCTATACACGTAGATGGAGCTGGTGATGGATCTTCAAATTTAGATATTGCAGCCACTACAGCCGCACAAAAAGTACAATATCTATTGTGTGACGGAGCTGATACTGGACACGGTTCAGATGACTAAAATATAAGGGGAAAGGCATACATGTAAAAGTTCTCTGAGTACCCTAAAATATAAATAATATGAAACTTAAAGTATTAAGATTTAGTAGCCAGGAGGACAGTACTTCTGGCTTACTTTTTTTAGAAGGAGATTTAGGTCTTGAATTTCTGTGTTATACACTAGAAGATGAAAGAAGAGCACTAAAAATAAAAGGAGAAACAAGGGTGCCTGCAGGTATATACGAAATAAAATTAAGAACAGAAGGTGGTTTTCATGCTAAATATAAAAAAAGATTTGCTCCAATACATAAAGGGATGCTACACGTTATTGACGTGCCGAATTTTAAATGGGTACTTATACACACTGGTAATACTGATGAACATACTGCTGGATGCCTTTTGGTTGGCGACTCGCAAGAAAACAATATCATCATCAAAGATGGTTTCATTGGAAAGTCTACTAATGCGTACAAGAGAATATATCCAAATATTGCTAAAGCGATAGAAAGAGGCGATAGAGTTACCATACAATATATAGATTTAGATCAAAACATCTAGAATGAAATTTATAGGACAATTTATACAAAATTTTATTGCAAGGTTTCGTAATGATGTTTTTTTGGATGATGTTGAAACAGGAACTATTGCTAGTGGTGGAAATTTAGGTTTAGATTCAAACAACAAAATTGTCAAAAATACAGTTAGTGGAGGTGGAGATTTTACGTTAACAGCTGACAGCGGTAGTAATCAGACTGTATCAAGTGGTGATACAATGGATATAGCTGGTGGTAATGCTATTAGCACTGTTGTTAGTGCTACTGACACAGTCACAATCAATCATGATGATACATCATCGCAAGCTAGTGTAAACAACAGTGGTAGAACTTTTATACAAGATATAACGCTAGATACATATGGTCATGTTACAGGTATAACTTCTGCTACCGATTCTGATACACATACTGGTGATATAACTGGAGTAACATTTACTGCTGATGATGAAAACATAGCTTCAGATACAGCAGGTTCTGCTGACTTTAGTATATCGGGTGGTGAAGGTATAGATACCAGTGTATCTGGTGTAACAATTACTATAGCTGGTGAAGATGCTACAACATCTAATAAAGGTGTTGCTAGTTTTAACAGCAATCATTTCACCGTAAGTTCAGGAGCTGTAAGTCTAAGAGGTGAAAGCACAATAAAACTATTGCCTACAGACTTTATGATGAATGAAGACGGTGGTGTAAATAAATCTGTACAGTACGATGATACTGGAACTATAGGTGTTAGAGCTTCTTCTGCCGATGGAGAGTTATATGCTTTTGTAAATATACCTACTGGTAAAACAGCAACAAATGTTACTATATATGGTAATGATACTAATAATACTGTAGAAGTTTTTGAGGCAGATGTTAATGCTAGTGGTTTGACAGACAAAACACCAGGTGGTGGTTGTACTGTTGGTAGTGCTTGTGATTTTACAGATGTAGCTGCTGATAGTACAAATTATTTAGCTATAAGAGTAACAGTTACAGCTACGAGTGATATTGTATATGGTGGACTTGTAACAATAACATAATAATAAATTTAATAAAATAAAATATGCCGTATATAAAAGATAAATATAGAGGTAAAGGTGCACAAATTAGATCTAATTTTGTAGCACGGGAAAAGAATACAGCAAAAAAAGACAACGCACCTACTGGTTTAACAAATCAACAAAGAGATCAAATTGCTGCTGAGAATTTTAGGTCTTTATCAAATGAAACAGCAAGAGGCCAATCTTTGAATATCACGGGAGCATCTACACAAGCAACCACCCAAACACAATCTAAGATTAGAGGTTTTCAAATAGAAGAGGCTAATGTTGCGCTACGAATACTTGATCTACAACAAGGGGCTTCTTTAAATAATATTGTAATTCATAATCATCATACTGGTGACGCTAATATAAATATATATTGGAGTCCAGGAGACCAAACAAAAGCTACGTTTGATATATCAACTGGATATATAACAGCATACAAAGGAGTATCTTTAATAACTTTATTTGGCGATAGTTTTTCTGCAAACGCTACAGTATCATTAGAAGATTTGGTTCAACACACATATAAAAATATTACAAATCCTATAACTTTTTATGCAGTTTCTTCTGTAGTTGGACCAAGCATAACAATTAGTTCAACTGATGAATTATCCTAACGACACATACTGTGTACCTATATGGTTAAGCAACTGGACATTTAAAGACAGTAGAAATAAAATTTATACATTAAATAACCAAGTCGTAAAAGGTCATAATAAAGAAGAAATATTTGCAAACCAAAAAATTGTTAATAAGCTTGTTAATAAAATTAAAGGAAGGCGATCAAAACAAAAGCTTGTTGCCTTAAATTTAACACTAACAAGTCAACACGGCTATGGTGTTGAAGAAAATTAAACAATTTTACAATGTCTTTAAATGATAAAATAAGAGAATATTTATTACAAAATCCTAATCTATTACGCAGTAAATATGCGGATACAGCAAAAAAATTTGGGACTAATTATGAACAAATAAGAACTATAGCTAGAGCGCTAAGAAAAAAAAATCCAGATACAGAACCAAAAGAAAAAGAAATAATTAATTTTCAAGAAACTAAATCTAATGCTGTACTTACTGCAGAAAATTGCACAAGGGTAAAGTCATTAGAAGATTTGTTAGCAGCATGTGAGGTAGATTTGGATTTGTGGGATGTAGAGAAATACGATATAGGTACTTATGAGGTAACTGGTTTTGATAATGATCGTAATCCTGTTACTGTTACTATGTATAGAACAAAAGCATGGTTGAAAAAAATAAAACAAGATCTAAACATAAAAAAAATCAAGCAAGAACTTATTGAAGATTTACGTAACTTATCACCAATAGTTTCAAAAAAAAATAGAAAAAGACCAAATGACAGAAACGATTTACATTTATTAGAAATATCAGCATTTGATTTGCATTTAGGTAAAATAGGTATCAAAGGGGATGAATATAGTTTAAAAATTGCTGAGAAACGTCTTTTGAACGCAATAGAGCACCTTTTGTATAGGGCCAAAGGGTTTTATATAGATAAGATACTTTTTATTGTAGGACAAGATTTATTAAATTCAGACGGAGACTGGCCTATACCAGCCACAACAAAGGGGACACCACAGTTTAATAGTGACTATCATATAGATATGTATAGGTCAGCTAGAAAACTAATGATAAAAGCTATAGATATATTAAGTGAGGTTGCAGATGTTCATGTTATGGTAATACCAGGTAATCATGACAGAGAATCTGTTATGCATTTAGGAGACACATTAGAGTTGTATTATGAAAACAATGAAAATGTCAAGGTTGATAATGGTGATTGTTTAATGAAAGCTTTACCTTATGGTAATAATCTTATTATATCAGATCATGGTGACGGTCCAAAAACAAATGATTTGCCAGGCATAATAGCTCAAAGATTCAAAAATTTATGGAGCAATACAGTATATGTAGAAGTACATAGAGGACATTATCATACCAATAAAGCTATGAAATTACAAGCAATAGAAGAGTTGAACGGTATAACGGTTAGAAATTTATCCTCTATGTCTGCCACAGATTATTGGCATGATAGTAAAGGGTTTATAGGTAATATCAAAAAAGCACAAGCTTTTATATATAGTCGGCAAAATGGACTGCAAGGTATATTAAACTACAACGTTAGCGTTTAAGTTTTAATATATGCCTGTCTATTTTTTTTACCCACTTTAACAAATACTTTTTGTATTTTTCCCAATATCTTATTTGTCTTTGTTTATTCATACCAAACTTTATATACTTTTACACCATTATAAGTGGTACATGCGAGTTCTTTTCTTTTTATTTTTTGTATCACTATCTGACTTGGATCCATGTATTTTGGATTTTTGCTGTTTAGTTTTCTTTTTTTCGGCATAATTATTTAAATTATTAATTAATGATTTATTTTGATCTGTTTTTACAAAATCATATACATACGCTATTATTAAAAATAACGTAAATAAAATTATAAAGAAGGCTACGTATTGCATTTTTCTAATTTTTCAAGTTCAAATTGTAAGTGTGCTATTGCTTTTTTTATACAATCAACTGGTGATTTATGTTTGCGATTAGCACGTAAAAGATAAGTTACTGCAGTCCCGCAGTTGTAAGAAAGATCAAAATCTTCTACAACTTTACGGGCTTCATATTTATGTATTTTTCCTATATAATAAGAGGGTATTCTTTCGTCTGCAGTTGTATCAGCAATATATCCATTTCTGCCTACCTCCCAATAGTATTTGTTGTGTTCTGTCATTAGTCTAATTTAGTTTTAAAGTGATCTATAATTTTATTCATTTGTCTTTTATAAAACAATTCAAAATCTACATATTCCATTTGCCCTGTATCTCCATTTATAGATTTTGGTTGTGTTTTTTCCCATAGTTTATACAATACGCCACGCATTCTTTGACTAGGTGTTTTTTCATTAAACTCATTAGTTGCTGTAGCTTTTTCTACAGCATCAATTTGATCTTGATTAATGTTATTTGTAGATATTAATACATATCCTGGTTTTTTGATTAAACTAAAAAGGTTAACCATAGTTTCGTGTGCTAACTCAGGAGTACCTACGAATATACGTAGGCTCCCGTCAGCTAAGGTGCTAACTTTATCTATACCACCTTCAAATACAACTGAATGTTTCATAATATATCTTCTGTCATTATGTGAATAGTTCGTTTTGATTTTTTGTCCAAGTAATCAAATCCTTGTCCTGGCCAATAATTATTATCTACACAGTATTTGTATATTTCAAGATCTCTATTGTATAATTCTCTTCCTCTATCTATTAGATCATCACCTAACTGCACAATACTTATACTATATGGTTTAGTTTTTTCTACTGCTACTATATAATATTCATCTGCTTTGACAGCATCCATATAAAATGCTGCTTGTTTGTGATAGTTATATCTTTTAATAGCGTTAGCAAAACCAAAGTAAGATGTATCTTTAGTGGTTTTTAAGTCTACAATAATATTTCTTTCTTTATCAAATACGTCTAACATACCTTTGCAATTTACATCATATTCTTCATTATACCAAACAACTATATGTTCTTTTTCTCCATTAGACAATAGTTGCGCAGCATCATCATCTTGAAATAATTTGCTATTTATCTCCTGTATAGTATCATGATCTTCCTTTGATAATACAGTTTTAAACATGTTTTTGTTAGTAAATTCTTCAAAATCTTGTTTACCTTGTTTAGTTCTTTTGTCAAATTTAGGCATAACAACATAATGTTTGTCGTATTCTTCAGGTTGTAATACCTGCATATGTAAAGCAGACCCAAACTTCATGGCTGCAGAAGCAGGCTGTGGGTTTTCCAGCATATGTTTGAAATATTCTGGCGATTTACCTGTTAAATTATTCAGCATACTATTTGTTACGTGTTCTGTATCAATATAATAGCTGTCGTGATCTAAGTTGTGATTATTAATTAATTTCATTTATTTCATTTTAAAGACATCAAGACCCTACCGAAGTAGGGCCCTAATGAATCAAAACAAAAACCATGTGAACATGGATAAGAAAGCAGTACAAAAGTACTAAATATATTCTTTGCTCCCTATTCTTTCTCTTTTTTGTTTTGAACTTTTTGTTTCTCTTTTAATCTTTCTTGTATATCTTTTTCCAAACGATCATCTATTTCTTGCATTCTTTTTAGAATGTTTTCTGCTTCTGGTATTTGTTCACAATACTCATTTAAACTTTTTCTAAAACTTTCTACCTCATTTTTAGAAAATTTACCTTCTGAATTATAATCTTTATGCACCCATGTCAATAATGCTACTTCGTGTGATTTTAGTGCCTCCGACATAGATTTTAATGTTTCATTAACTTGTTCATCAACTTTATAGGTTTTGCCCATAACTTTAATTTCAATTTTTTTAGTTTTTGTTGTCATTTAATTCTTTTTTTAATTGTTTTATTTTGGATTTAAGTTTATCATTATTATCAAGTAATATATCTACTAGTTGTTTGTTTCTTTCAATGTCTGATAGTATTGGAGATTTATAATATTCTGCTAAATTTTCTTTATGTTCAATCAAACACTCTTCCGCTACATCATAGTATCTTCTTATATATGGGTATATTTTAAGAAAATCTTCTATTGTTTTAACAGCATGCATTACTGTAGCATGGTTTTTATCAAAAGCTTGTGCTATTTTATGTAAGGTCATACCAAGTGATCTACGCAAAGTATACATTAGGACCATTCTTTTTTCTACTAAATCTCTTTTACGTGATTGTCCACATAATTCTTCAATAGATATATCTACCTCTGTAGCGTAATCCGTAAAGTAATCTATTAAACTTTGATTATCTGTCATAGTATTTCAATTTTTACGCCTGCATTTAATTTGTCAACTGAATATTCTCCAAAACAAGGTATTATATTTTCACAATTATCATTATCTAAATAACCATAATGTTCCATTAGATCTTGAACTGTTTGACAGGGATTTATATAATCAAACTTACGTCTTGTATCTCTAATAAATGTAAATTTTATATTATATGGTTTTTGTTTGTTTTTTATCAACTGTAAAAATTTTTCTTTGTTTTTAATCCAATCTGCTTTCGTTTCTTTTATGTAATTTCTAACCGTTTTAGAATGTACTAAATACTTGCCTGTCCATTGTTTACTATTTTTGCTAGAAGGCACATTCTTTGGTATAAAAATTGCACACATTTGACAAATATAGTAAAAAAAATAAAGAGTTGCACCCATGGATTTATTACGACAATTGAGCTCTAGGGATTTGTTATCTCTTTATTTTATTTTATTTAGAACGGCATGTCATCATCAGCATCTTGCGCCACTGCTTGAGCTGCGCCCCATGAAGCGTGTTTACTACTAAATTCAGCCATTTCTTCATTACTTAAGGTTTTGTTCATATCATTGTTGTATGTACATTTACCTCCTAGTTTAGAAGACCATCTGTATTTTACTGCTGTTCTAATTACTGGTTCTTCTGTTTCTTTATTAATACCAATGTACTCTTCTGATACAAAAGCTATCATTAAATCTTTGTTGATAGCTGCATTCATAGCTGTACTATCATCACTAAAGTCTTTAACTCCTGCATTAATCAAGAAATCTTTGATTTGTTTTGTTTTCCATTCTTTTGTAGATGGTTTATCAGATTCTTTTACTACCCAGAATCTACATCTACCAATCTTACCACTAGTATTTTTAACAGTGTATTGTATAAATGGTGATCCGTTATAGTTTTCTAAACTATCTGATGTTGTTAGTCCCGTAATTTTACATTGATGAGCGCCTGGCTCAATATATTCTACTTTTTCACCTTGTGATCTAGTAGTAGTTGTTGTGTTTAAATTAAAAGGTAGTGCCATATTTATTTGTTGATTAATTCCTGAACTTTAAATAACTTTTTTTTAATTTCAATATACTCTAATTTGTAATATTCATTGTTTTGTCTTAGTCTTGCATTATCTTTTCTAAGATCGTGCAATTCTTTAACTAACCCCTCTTTTGTATGTTCTATAGGAGTGTTAATACTGTTTTTTGGTAATGCTGGTGCATATTCTTTTTGTTCCATTTTATTGATTTAAATTATTACTATATGATTCATATGTATCGTTTAATACTTGCATCATATCTTCTTTATGTTTACTTCTTAACAATGTTTTGACTAACCATTCTAGTTCATCGTATGGACTACTACAATCTTCACTAAACCATTTGTAATAGTTATCAATTTTTTCATCCAATTCTATTTCACTTACTTTCATCATTTATTGTTTTTAATTTTCCAATTGATATATTTTGTTAGCGTATCGCCATCAAATATAATTTTATCTTTTTCTGGTGCATAAGGATAATCCTTACCCTTCCATTGTTTAGTTTGTAGTGTTTGTATTGGTAGTCTGTATAAAAACCTACCTATACCCCACTCTACACATGCACGTTTAAATGCATCTGATACGTGACCTTTATCTTTTTCTACATTAGATTCTGATCCTGTGTCTGATTTCCATACCCATTTACCATATTCTTCGGCCCCAGTTTCTGGACAATATATGCCTACTTTACAAAACAATAATCCGCTTGCTTCGTAAAATACACTTTGCCAATTTTCTGGACCACAAACTTCATCTAATATGTCCATGCAGTCTCTAGCGTCAATATACGCTACACAGGTAGTTTTTCCATACTTAGTAGACTGTACACGCCACTTATATGGTATTTCTTTCTTTAAATCGTTTAAATTCATTTTTGTTTTCTTTATTTTGTTTTTTCATTTTTCTAATAGCTGCAGCTGCAACTACAAATTTTACAAAACGTCTTATCATTACGTTCTTACCTCTTAGTAATAGGGTAATACCTATTTCTTTAAATGTAAGAATAAGAACTTCTTTGACAAGTTTTTTGTTAATGCCTAGATCGTAAGCAATCTCATTAATTATAGATTTAAACTTAGATTTTTGCTTATCTTTCTTATTCATTATTAAGCAAATATAATATTTTTTTATTTATGATTAAAAATTTGAACAGCTAAATAAAGGGGTACTATAATTAGTGCTGCAACAAACAAACTAAGCATCATTCGCCATGTAAAATATATAATTGTGCCAAGAACAACAGTTATCATAATAGGATAATCTTTTATTATTTTATTCATAATCAATAAATTTTGTTATTGCACTTTTAAATTTTAAAGTAACTTCACCTACACCAATATTTCTACCTTTTGCAAATATTATATTGGCAGTTCCTTTACTTTCTTTGCCATCATCATTAAATTCTATACCGTAGTACTCTGGACGATAAATTAACATAACAACGTCTGCTGCTTGTTCTATTTCGCCTGATTCTCTTAAATCGGCTAATGTGGGTTTACTATTGTTACGCATACCTACACCTCTGTTAAGCTGGCTAAGTGCAATTACAGTAATATTTAATTCTTTAGCTAAATTTTTTAATGTTCTAGCTACTTTACTAACTTCCTGTTCACGACTACCTGCTTTGTTTTTTGAACTTACTAATTGTAAATAGTCAATCATGACTAATTTAACTTTTTTTGTTTTAACATATTCTTTAATTCTATGTACTAAATATGATAATGATGTAAGATTACCTTCATCTATATTCAAAGGTATTTTTTCTATTTCTGCTATAGATTTGTGTATACTTTTTAATTCATCATTATTTAATGTACCATTTGTTATGTATTTATTATTTATTTCTGACTCCATAGAAGCCAGTCTTCTAATTAACTGTAATGCTGACATTTCATAAGAAAATATTACAGTGGGTGTATTAGTGTATTTAGCCGCATTGTACGCTAAAGCTAATGCAAAGCTTGTTTTACCCATAGATGAAGCACCACCTACTATAATAAGATCTGTTTCTTGCCATCCACCCGTGAATCTATCAATATCTTTAAAACCTGAAGCTATACCTAAAAGACCTTCAGTATTCATACGTACTTCAACATCATTTAAAAAAGCAGTAATTTGTTTACTTATATCTCCAAGTTGTTCAGGTTGTCCTATTTGCAGTTTTGACATTTCATTTGTCAATTTACCCACAATAAGTTCAAGCTCTTCATGATTTGATAATTGATTATGTACATCATGAACAATTCCTGATAAAGTTCTTTTTTGAAAATTTTCAGTCAATACACCTATACAGGTCAAAGCCTCCATAAATTCAAAAGCTTTTTCTGTCATGTATGATATTTCTACTACTACATTTTTACCTTTAACTAATTTTGATACAGTTAATATGTCTATTGTTCTATTGTTTTCATGTAAATCTATAAGAGAACGAAATACAGATCTGTGTAAATCGTCCTCAAATAAATCTACGTGTAATAACTTGAAGTACTTGTCAATTAATTTTGGTTCTACAATTAATTTACCAAGGAGAGTTTGTTCTATATCATAGTTGTTCATTTTGATTTTGTTTGAACCAACAAATATATAATTATTTACAAGACTAACGTCTTTCGTCAGCCATCATTTCCAAATAATTTTCTCTTTGTATAGCTTCATACTCATAATCTTCAATAGCTTCACAACCTTCGCCACAGTATGTACATCTACATTCTGACTCATCTACTCTTTTTCCACAGCAATTGCTTACCATGTCGTATCCGTAACCATCATCTACTGGATTACTTAACTTCCATTGATCGTAATTCATTTTTTTATTTTTTGTTTTATTTTATAGAACACATAACTTACAACAGGAGTCCCTAGCAATAAATGCAATAAACTAGGGTGTGGTTCTCCACATAATCCTGTTATATGTTTCAAAAATTCTATCACTTAATAATAATTTCGTTTTTAGTTAACATCCATTGACAATTACTAGCATCATGACCTAAATCATATAAAACTTGTTCTGTTTGATCTATCATTCCTTTAATGTCTAGTTTTGTATAAACATATGTTATATCTTTTCTAAAATCTAATACTATTAATTTCATGCTATTTCTTTTTGTAATGCAATAAATTTTTCAGGTTTACCATCAAATATAATCTTTTTAGCCCAAATATCATATATACGCATGTGCACTTTACCTTTTTTATTGTAAATAGTATATGTGTATTCTTCGCCACAATCTTTGTTATCAGGATGATATATGTATATATTTCCAATACCATCTTTAAAATGACTAATTAGTTGCGCCGCAAGACATCCCATACCATTCGCAGTACGATCAGGAGTAGCAAGACTGATACCATTAACAATATTAAAGCCTTGCAAAAACTTAGCAAGCTCCATGCCATGACCACTAGGATAACCATCATGCTGACGATACATACAAAGTATGTTTTGTTTTGTTTCATGTACTTCATTATTATTTTCTTCATCGGCTACGCATGTTTCATAAGATTCTTCTATGTAAGTTAAGCTTCTTGTTCCCATAATTATTTTGTTTTTATTAAGTTAATATATAAATTTTCTATTTCATCATATCTTTCGTTGTAGAAATCTTGTGCTTCTTCTTTAAAATGCATAACACCTTCACCTCTATAATTTTCAAAAGTATCTTCTCCAAAAGTATTTTCTGTTAATTGAGTTGCAATTTCATCTATAAATTCCATTTCTTTATCATTTAAAGCAATAGTAACAGAATTTATTTCTTTGCTTATATCAACATTTTTTTTCATA